CTTAGTAAGCAACGGACCAGAAACAAGACAAGGTATCTGTACTTTAGTTAATAAAGCACAAGCAGATTTACTTGCTGGTGAGATGAGCATACAAGGTACATATGACAATGCGGCAACTACTTACATTGAGTCTATCTCTGATGTTAATGGTTTACCATTCGATAACGATAGTGGTTCACCTCTAACTAAGGCTACTCAGACTGGAATGCAGGCAACGTTTGAAACAATCGCTGGTACTCCACTAGCTGGTTCAGTCAAGCCAGTTATCAAACTTCCTTCAGCATAAGGGGACAGGTAACTTAAATGGCACAAAGTAACGCACAAAAACAATTGCAACAGTACGATACTGACATTGCTGTACTTAAAGTTGAGTTTAAAAACCTCGACACTAAGTTCGATACGGCCCTCGAAGATGTTAAAGCAGACATTAAAGTTAATTCTGAGTTAATCAAAGAGGGTAATGCATCTACACATAAGATGCTGATTGATTTTAACAAATCTAATCAATCATCACACGATGAAATGGCTGTTAAGATTACAGCCCTGGAACGTTGGAGATGGATGCTTATCGGAGCAGGTATGGTAGCAGGAACATTAGGGTACTCAGTAATTGAGTTCTGGATGTCTCATTAAAGTAATATAAAAGTTAAGAAGGGGTGCTAGTCACCCTTTCTTTTTGGGTTAAATCCAGGGTAGTACGTCAGACTGCGTAGAATCAACGACATCATCAATTGAGTCAAAGACTATATTCGCATTAGTAAAACTACTGAGGTCTCTTAGAACGTCTCTGCGGCGATGTAAGAGAGCATCTAACTCTATCTCACAGTAAGTTAAATCATGTGCTGAGTTCTCATCTATCAATTTTTGAAGCATACCATTTATCGGATAATAGACACCCACATGTTTTAAACTTTTAGTTACATGATGTTTCCATTCTTCAGGAGTAACATCTGCTCTATCGTTAATTTCTATTCTGCCCAACCAATGTTGTTTCCAATCATTAAATGCTTCTTCATTATATGCAAGCCATCGTTTTGTCATTACGAATGGGTATCCATCAAATTCAAAGGTAACAAAAACAATTTTATTAGTGATATGTACTGCTGGGGAAGAGGCAAATACTGCGTCAACATTATTTGCATTTAAGATGTCTACTATGATTTCTCCCAATGCCCCGTCAACAGCAATGACAGTGATCATAACTTCTTAAGACTTGCTAACTTTTCTGCGACATTATCTAGGCTAATTGTAGAAAATAATCCGGGGTGAAGAGGTTTGGGATAGCGATCATCTCCTACCCAAGCATACCCACAATGTTCGTTATTAAGAAGTGGTGAAAATTCTTCTTCTACTTCACAGAAGAATGTATGATATGCGAATGTTCCGTTGACAAATTTTTGAACAGGAACTAATTTCAAATCATCTTTCCAATATGCAATTTCTTCTTGGCATTCTCTTTTTAAGCCGGTTAGTAATGTTTCGTTCTTTTCAATCTTACCGCCTGGGATAGACCATGTAGGATTTTTAGATTCGTTTCTTAATAGATAAAGTGATCTTGCAGTTGATTTACTGTAAAAGAAAATACCAGCAGATTGATTAATAATGATCATACAGTTATTTAGTAAGTGACTGGGTTGCCCTTAAATAACTATACTGTAATCACCTTCGTTATAATAACCTTCATATGACTTCATCCATTGAGCAGGCAATCCGGGTTGCACAGAGTCTGCGGGAGTATCAGCCCAACGATATTGAATTTCTGTTGTTAGATTAATAAGATACTCTAAAGCAGTCGATGTGGAATTTATACTCGCATCAAATGCAACAAACCAAGTCATAATATCTGAATTAAATTGTAAGATATCATTAGCACCTGCTTCAACTACAGTGTATGCAGTTCCGGTGCCTTCTGGCTGTACATTGTTCATTGTAAATTGAGTGCCGATAGTATTAGTTGCGGCGCCATAGTTTCTAAAGTCTGTTGTACCTAAAGTTGCAATTTGATATTTTACATTTGGAGCTAGAGTAGTAGCAACCTGCGATTCAGGTGCAGTTGATTTACCTGTCTGACTTCCTATAATTGTACCCCATGATGCAGTATCAGATGCAATGTTACTCACTAACAAATATCTGACATTAGGAACAGGTCCGGGCAAGCCTGAGTTGGGCCCTGTAATTTGTGGATTAATAACTGAGTTAACTGGCTCTAAAGTATTTTGTGGTAAAGTATCTATGTCAACTTGAAAAATTAAATAACGATCATCAAGTGGATCAACTACTATTGTTCCTACAATCTCAGTCTCCATATATGGATTGTCTAACCAAATCTGTGAGATACCAGGGCGATAAGCACCATACATATTTAAGATTGATGTCCAAAACAAATCAGTATCTGGATTGACTGGTTTATCTAATGTTAAATTAGATGGCTGTTCAGGTATATCTTGGGGTAACAATTGTAATGAGTTACCTATAAACAATACTTGATATCCGTATGGAGAAATCTTTTGTCTTGTTCCCATTAGCAAGTCATCATCAGACATATCTTGTAATGTTTTCCCATCAAAAATAGATGCGATAACTTTATTAATAACACCATACTTTTTAAGTTTAGAAGATGTAGTAATCCACATGGGTAAGTAGAACTTCCATGACATGACATCAATTGGATTACCGGTTCCTTGTGGAATAGTACGAGATGAGAATGTTAAACCATCCTGATATACAATTGTTAATGATGTCCAGTCTACAAAATTATCTGTACTTTGAATTTCTAATGAAGGATTAAACAATGTTCCTAATTGCTCAATCAATTCTAATTTTTGCTGATAGTTAGTTGTCCAAAAATCAACTTGTAATCGAAGTGTATATGGTACTGGCATCAACTTCTCAACAGTAAATGCTTGTCCCTGTTCGTCACCGTAATTCTGTGAGCCAGAATCATATTTTCTTTGACGTATGTTTTGTTTCTCTACAAAGTAAGGCTCTTGTGTACGTTTCTGATCATACTCTAAACCGTTAATAAAATACGTCATCAAAGGTGCAGAGGGCAGGTTGGATGCCGAGTTGTTCGCAATAATAGTTGCGGCTTGTCTACTAGAGTCACCGTATTGAATTGGTACTCTAACTAATATAGGATTGCCGTTAGGATCATTTCCTTGAGTTACATACCAATTACTAAAAATTTTAGCAAACTGTAATAAAAATCTTCTTATCTGATTATCGTAAAAATATTGTGCCATTATGTCCCGTCACTTGGTGGATTAGCATCTGGTGCTATGTTTAATAGAGAACTTAGAGGTTGAGCAGATGATACATTTGCTCCATCGTTATTTACAAAAATATTCGCCTCGTTATTAATAAAGCCTGAAAGTTGCGAAGTATCAGCGGCAGTATAGCCTGTTGTTGTTCTGACATCTTCACTAACTCTTAACCAAAGAGTACCTGACCAACGATATAAAACATTTGGTGTATAGTCTATTCGCAAGAAGTAGTCTCCCACTTGCGGTGATGATGGGAATGATATTCCTGCTCCTGAAGGTAGACCATTAGGTGGAGTACCATCTCCACTTAAGTAACCTGTTGTATAACCAAAGTCTCTTGGAGTTGCACGTGCAATGAATTGAAATCTAGGATCACAGTCAGCACGATAGTCCATTGTATTCGGACCATATGGTTCCGTACCTGTGAACCCTGGTGCTACTGGATCTTGGTCTGCTGTTGCGTAAGTGTTATCAGCAGTACCGTATGGACCTACAACAGGCCCTGATATATTAACTGTGAGAAGTTTTGTTCCTTCTACTGCCCCTGAACCAGATCCTGTAGGAGACATTTCTGGAGATTCAACTGCTATTGATAAAGTCGCTTGTACAAACTTTTCTATCATTGCATCTAAATCTATTCCTTGCTCTCCATGTTTGATTTGCATTACTTCCATGACTTCTTTAGGTATTCTAATACCCGTAGATTCATTTTTGTATTTGTCACTTTTCATTGTAATGACTTCACCGGTTGCACTTAATGCACTGTTGCCAGGCATCCATGCACGAACATCTGTTGGGGGTGCCGGCTGATTTAATTTGTTTGATAATACATTGTTTGCTTCATATATACCGTAACCAGGAACAACATATAAGTCTGATGTATCGTAACCTGCTTTAGGTACAATACGTGCCGCTTCTTTTAAGTTAGCATCATTGATTCTAATGTTTTCATTGTAACGACCTAATACATCTTTTAAAGTTCTGCCTGTATCTAGTACCCAATAAAGATCTGGATTAGTTGCATTGGGTTTAGTTCCTACAGGTACGTCTTGTAATGAAAGATAGTTCTTGTCACCAAATGTCATTACATACCCTGCAGGGTAAGTTTTGTTCTTGTCCCAGTCTCCTAAATAATTATCTATATCATCTGGAGCACGTAAGATATCCTGAAACTCTTGGCTATCTACTAACTTCTCACATTTGATACGCCATAGATGAGGGTACCAATCAATTGCAAAGCCTTCACTTCCAAAGTTAGCATCTGTAACTTGATAAAATCTTTTTAGTGCTGTGGGGAATAAAGTTGCATCATCGTTTAATGGATCGTAATCAAGCAAGTGGGGTAATTCGATCACATCACCTACCATCATTTTTCTGCCTAAGATGTCCATCATGTCATTATAATGTACATTGATGAAAATAGTGTCATTACTTAAGAATAAACCGAATTGACTGAGATCAAAGTCTAAGTTTTGTACAGAGTAATGACCACGTAATCGATATATATCCTTCTCATACTTTCGATCTCTGTTCTCTAAGAACAGCAAGTCTTGTATGTTTGTTGGCTCCATCGCATCGTATTGAGGCTGTGTAAAATCTGTTGAAGGTCCTTGATCTAATGGTCCTGCATATTTATGGATATATAAATCAGTACCACCCACAGTCAATTGCTCAGAGATATTTCTGTCTAAGAAACGATAATCGTTCTGTTTCTGTTCCCGGTATAAACTTAGTCTTGGCATATATATATTTATCTTAATAGAATTACCCAGAGAATTTGGGTAAATAAAAGGTTGATACTAAAAAATATTTAATGTATAATGCTAACACTAAGTAAGAACATTAATCAATAAGGAGATGAAGTGGCTCGGAGAAAACAAAAGACAGTTTATCTAACACCCGAACCTAAGTGGGAAAAGTATAAAGGAATCACCGACGCCTCTGGTCAAGAGAGGGCGTTCCAAGATGCTCAATACTTTATCCGAACTGAGATCGGTGACAAGAAAAGATTGATGCGTTGTAAAACATGGATCAAAATAGAATCTGGCTGGCCTGCTGAAGACATAGAAGTTATTCTGCGAAATCCAGATTGGAACTTCAATTCTCTTTCAAGTTCAGTTTGGTTTTGTGATAAAGTTGGGTATATGCCTCAAGCACATACTGACCATATTGCAAAAAGCAAAGATGAGTGGATAGAAAAAGGTAACTTGATTGCTAAAGTAAAAGAAGACAAAGCAAAAGA